AGATGGTAGACCAGACAATATTATTTACGCTGGAAAAAAGGGATATGCTGAAAATTCCCTACTGGCTTGAAGTTGTTTTAGGTGATTATGACGAACAGCTAAATTACATAGACCGACTGGATTGTGAAATTAATTCACAGCAGGTATTCTTTGATAAAACTGGAAATGTGAAGTTGGCTGAAGAGATTGAAAAGCGCTTTTCTCTTAAGTATGTCGGAAAACAATTTACTAATCCGTATAAGGAAAAGTTATTCCAAAAAATTAAGTATGCGTTAATGGACAGGAAATTACCTTTACCTAATGACGAAGATTTAATCCGACAATTGAAAGGACTGAAAAGAACGGTATCTGCATCGGGTAATGTTCAATACGCCGGCAAGGAAGATGACTATGTTTGGGCGTTAGGGCTTTCGTTGGACTGTATTGAAGAAGAGGGCGGGGATATTTCAATTGAGGAACGTACTACCGTTGAGAACACAAAACACAAAGAAGCAAATCAGGTTATTAGACCGTCTGTATTACCGCAGACAGGCGATTTCGGACGCGGCGAAGTCCGTACAGGTGCAAACTGGGGAGGAATGTTTAAATGATAACTAAAATAGATTTTACGTCAGAATATGATAAGGAAAGTATAATAATGTCAGATGATTGTATAGAAATATTTGGAATAAAATACGCTTATGAGTTTTTCAGAAGGTTAGGTAAAGAAATACCATTGAAAAAAAAATTTAGAATTGTAGAAAGAAAGGATAAAATGATATCAATTGAAATCACTTACAACGAGGATAAAAAATGATTAAATGTTATAAATGTGGAAAAGAAATAGTAACAAATGGTTACACTATAGTTATAGATGCGTATTATAAAAACATTGATGTATGTACTGCTTGTTTATTAAATTTAGCAAGAAAAGACTATAACGACAATTTAAAAAAAGATGACTCCTTGATAAAAATTAAGATAATGGCAAGTAATTTACAAATGTCAGGTCTAGACCCTTTAACAAGGATTGAAGCAGGGCTAATACTGGCTGAACTTGTAGAATATTTCAGGAGGAAGACTTGAACTATTACCCGTCAACAACAGATAAGATGTGGAACGAAGAAAACAAATATACAATCGGTTATTGTTACGGCTTAGGGTTAGACGTGGGTTGTGGCAATAGGACTTTAATGCCTAATATGATTACGGTAGATAACTGGGCGGACAGTGCTGATTACAAAATGGAAGCGGACAACTTACATGAGTTTAAAGATAAGACATTTAACTTTGTTTATGCTTCTCACGTTTTAGAACATTTGAAAAGTCCTTTAGAAACGATTGAAGAGTGGCTACGAGTAGTTAAGGTCGGTGGTTATGTGATTATAATAACACCCGATATGAGATTTATCCCGACAAAGGGAATGGCAAACGGAGACCCCCAACACAAGTACGATTGGAAGCGTGAAGAGGTGCGTGAAATGATAGGGATGTTGTCAGGTTGTGAAATGGTTAATAAGAATGTCTGGGCATTACCTAATTACTCAATGTTGTTTGTTTTACGGAGGACAAAGTGATTGAAAAACAAGAACGTTGGAAAGCGAGTTGTAATAAGTGCGGTAAAAAGTTTGAAACAATGGGAAAGGAATATGTAGCAAGTTATAAATGCTCTTTAGAATCAGATTTAAAAACAAACGGCTGGAAAATTAAAAATAATAATTGTTGGTGTCCTGAATGTAAAAAGGAGGCAAGATGAAAACAAAAAATATTGTTTTTGAATGTATTAATTGTGGGTATAAGAAAAAATATAATATTAAAATGGAAAATAATAATACGTTTATTATTAGGCATTATCCCAGTTGTCCTAAATGTGGAAAATTTGAGGGGATGAAACCAAAGGAGAAAAGAAATGACTAAAGTGCTTATGATATATGCCAAAGATGAATACACTACAGCCAGACATTTTGAAAACGTAATACGAAAATCTAAGGACCATCAGTTTTTAGGCGTGGGTTTTACAAAGCCGAATCTGGCTTCGGTTATGGGAGATCAGGCTTGGATTCCAACTTCACAAGAATTAGTGTTGCCGGATTTACTTTCTAAGTTACCCGCTAAACCTGATATTGTAATTGTCATGCAGGGATTTGCTCCTATGAAAATTTATGGACTAGAATCCATTGATATTCCTACGGTGTATTACGGGATAGATACTCACATGGTTCGGGACGTGATATTTGATGAAGCAAAGAATTATAAACACGTATTTTTTGCACAAAAAAAAGCTATCCCAGAGTTTAAAGAGTTTTGTGGGAAGGAATCACACTGGTTGCCGTGTTGTGCTGAGCCCTTAATTCACAAGCCGATGAACTTTGAATCGGAGTATGACTTTGCTTTTGTTGGTGGTATAGATTTAAGTGAAGCACATAAATCGCGCAGGGACGCAATTAAAAAGTTAAAGGAAAAGTATAAAGTTTTTGTTGGTAATGCTTACGGGTACTTTATGGCAATGCAATATAACAAAGCAAAGGTTGTATTTAATTACGCCGTTAATGATGATTTAAATATGCGGGTATTTGAAGCAATGGCGTGCAAAAGACCACTTTTGACAAATAAATTAAGCGTTGAGAGCGGTTTAAACGAGTTATTTAAGGACTGTTTGAACCTTCTGACTTTTGATGATGACAATTTAATGGAAAAGGCAGAATTACTTATAAAGGATAAAGAGTTAAGGGACAAACTGGCTCAGTCGGGATACACCGAAGTAGTCAATAAACATACTTATGAAAAACGACTGGAGGCTATATGGCAGACAATAGCGAAGACCTAGACACGGTTATAGTGGCATTAAAGTTGGCAAAGAAAGACCGATTATTCGGCGAAATAACTTTGAGTTTTCGGGACGGGCATATTCAATACGTGCGGAATAACAAAATCGAGAAAATCGAAGAGTTAAAAGAAAAATATAAAGCTATTGACAATAAGTAAAAAGTAGCACATAATGGTTATGGAGGTATACTATTATGATAAAACAAGGAAACAAAAATATGTATGAAACTGGTGTTAATCATCCTGCATATAAAAATGGGACGGGATTGGGATATAATTATAGAAATGTAGAAAAATCGATAATGATACTTGGTTATTCGTGTAATAGGTGTAAGAGCAATAAAAATGTAAATTTACATCATATTGATGGAAATCCAAAAAACAATACCATACAAAATTGGGAAAGACTTTGTAGAGTTTGCCATATGAAAGAACATTGGAAAAACAGGAGGCTGACCGGCTTTCAAAAGATTCAACGTTATGAAAATTATTTATTAAGTCTTAAAATAAAACGTGGGTACACTCCTGTTCCAGATGGCTATGTGATAGCAATAAAAGCAGCAAAAATACTAGGTATATCAAGACAATTTGTACAATATTTGACAAAAGCAGGTTTTTTAAAATATGAAACATATGTTTTTCATAACAAAGAAAAGATTATTTATTCCATAGAATACCTACATAAACGTAAAGCAGATAGGATGGAAAAGGGTTGTTGGGAAAATAGATAAGCCAAATAATTTATTTAGTTGTTGACTTTTTATTATTGCTAATATATACTTACATCAAATGAGGGACTACCTGTTTGGGTGGTTCCTCATTTTGCATTTAAGGAGTTTTAATGGCAAGACAAAAGGGAATAAAGCTTGAAAGGAAAACAAAAGAAGTTAAACTCGGACAAAGTGTAATTATTCCTATTCGCGAATATTCTCTTATGGCGGGGAATAAAATTGCTTACAATCCCGATACAATCTCTTTAGAAACTTACAATGAAATGAGAAAGTTTCCGACTATTGCAGGTGCATTAGATGTAATTAAACTTCCGATAATTTCAGTTGACTGGTATATTGAATCAAGCGACGAAAGAAAAAAGAAATTTGTTGACAAGGTATTGCGTGATATATGGGCGGGCTTTATTAGGGATTTACTTACTGCTTATGATTTTGGTTTTTCCGCATTTGAAAAAGTATTTGACATGAACGAAGATACAAAAATAATAATTAAAAAGTTATTTTCATTAAGTCCGTTCTATACAAAAATAAGACGTACTGATGATGTAAGTTTTGACGGTATATACTTTCAGCCTCAAGGTGCTTCAGGTGCTAGTGGAATAACTTTAAGTGCGGATAAGTCATTTATATTTACCTACAAAAAAGAGTTTGAGAATATGTACGGCGCTCCTAGAATTCGAGGTGCGTATACAGCGTGGTATATTGCCCGTTATATTTTAGAGTTTACAAATATATTTTACGAAAGATATTCAAGCCCTCAATTAGTTGGATATGCGCCGACTGCAAAGATAGATTATCAAGGCAAAAAAACAGAGGCAACAAAATACTTGCTTGACGTAATGAAGTCAATGCAAAATGCTTCGTCAGTTGTACTCCCGCATACAGGCGGAAAGAAAGACGAATTAAAATACCATATAGACATATTGGAATCAGCTCGTACTGGCGGGGATTTTATAAACTATCTTAAGTACCTTGATAATCAAATGTTTACAGGTTCAGGTATTCCGCCTTTAGCATATTCAGCAGGTGAAAAGGGTTCTTACAGTTTATTTGAAACGCAACAGGCGTTATTTGCTCAAGGTGTTGACGGGGACTTAACCGTAATAAAACAACACATTGATACTTACATAATTAAACCGTTAATAAAATATAACTTTCCTGATTCTGCAAGTGATGATACACGGTGGGTATATCAATCTTTGGCGAATAGAGATAAAGAACTTACTCGACAGATTATGATAGCGTTAGTACAGCAAGGGAAGGTTGATGTAGCTGTAAAGTATTTAAGTGAAGCATTGGGTATGCCCATGATTGAAACTGGAAAGATAATAGAGGAAGCAAAGCAGGCGGCTTCTCCGACAGAAGGGAAGGCAACTGGACAAGCGAATCAAACGAAGTTGTCAAGGAACCCGAATGTAAAAAGATATGATGATAAAATAAATTACGAACGAATTGATAAACAATATGACGATAATGAGCAAATGATTATTGGCTCGTTAATGCCTGTCCTTACAAAACAGAAAATAAAATTACTTGATAGTATACAGAAGTCAATAAAAAATCCTACTCAAATATCAGGAATGGAATTATCATTTAAGTCTGAATATGAAACAAAGGTTGTTGAATCCGCAAAAAAGATATTTAATGACGGTGAAATGGATGTGAAGTCAGAAAATAAAGTCAGGGTTACATTGCCAAAGGAAGCAGGTTCGTGGGTTGTAGCTTCGTCAAAGAACATTGCCGACAAGCACATGAATGATTTAAAATTTTCGGTTATATCCGCAACGCTATTAGCAATATCAAAAGAAATGAGCGAAAAGGAAATATTATTTAAGGCAAGTGAAGCGTTTGACAAATACACAGATGTATCTTTGAGTGATAGTGCTTCTTTAATTTCACAGAAGTACTATAGTGAGGGTCGGGAGTACGTGGCTGTTGAAGCGGGTATAAAATACGCACAGTGGTCTGCCGTACTGGATGGTAAAGAGTGTGAGTTTTGCAATGGTCGGGACGGGATGATTGTTGAAGTTGCTTCTCCTGATTTTTCGGAATATTCTCCAGGAAACGTTCACGAGAATTGCCGTTGTATGTGGATATATTTAGACACTGAAAATTTTCCAGAGGGAGCAACAGAGTGGCGTTCTCCTTCAAAGCGTGATGTTAAACAGTATTATCAATAGGAGGTTTTATGGCAGAAAACAGAACAAGAGAGATTAGTATAATACAATCACCAATATTATTTTCAATTCCTGAAGGTAAAAAGTTTGTTAAGGAAGTTATAACCGAGGGCGAATATTGTCATCCTCAAAACAAGAGTAAACAAATGAACATGACGGTTCAGAGATTTCAGGAATGGGTAAGCAATTTCAAAAAGAAATTAGTTGATATTGTTTATGTTCCCTTTAATCATTCAGATCACCCGTTAGATAATACGGGATTTATTGATGACTTATATATTGGGGATTCTGAAACAAAGCCGGGGAAGAAAGCGTTATTTGCAAAATTCAACATTGTACTTGATGAGGTTGCGTCAAAGATAGGAAAAACAATACTTGGTAATTCTATCGGGGTGGAGAGATTCTTTAGTCCCGAAACTGGGGAGGATATGGGGGAGGTAATGGGTCATATAGCTTTGACTAACGAACCGTATATTCCTCACTTGGGTGAATTCCGAGCGGTTGCATTTTCTAAAGACGCTAACGTCAATATTACTAACTACGTTATGGAGCGACAAGCTAATGACAATCATGCGGAGGATTCAAATATGACAAACGAAGAGATTTTAAAAATGCAGGAAGAGATTTTGGAACTGAAAAGGAGAACAAAAGACGCAGAGGATAAAGCTGAAATGTCCCGCAAAGAAAAAGAATTTGAAGCCGAAAAAGTAAAGAAAATGGAAGTAGTAGCTTTTGAGCGAGATGTGGATTCCGAGATGACTAAGCTCGTACTTTCAAAGAAATTGCTTCCGGCTGAAAAAGATTCCGAGGTAAAGTTTGCAATATCTCTTGGCAGGGAAAAAGCGTCTGAGTATATCAACAAACTTGCCAAAAAAGCGGATGTAGTTGAACTTGGTAGCAGGGCTTCTGGGAGTGTAGACAATCAATCCGGAAGTGGAGAGAAACCGAAAATGTCAGAACTTACGTCAATTTTTACGGGGTTCATTCTCAAAAGACATTCTATGCAGACTGCTTTTGAAAAATGCAAGGATTGGGAAAAACGATATAACCTTGCAAAAGCCCATATTGACGACAGGGATGTGTCGGTTAAATTTACTCGCAACAAAACTTGGTAATTAAAATTTAAAACAAAGGAGAACGACTATGAGTACATGGGGAGAGTTGCCGTTAATAAGTATAGCGGAAAAGACTACGTTCAATCCGCAGTTTTATATTGCGGAAGTAATACAGCAAGTACAGGAAAGAGCAAAGATTTATCCTGTTGCGGGTATGCTTGAAAAGTTTGGAATGAAAGACCATTGCGGACAGACCTTTCAGGGCAACATTACCGTCAATCTGGGTTCGACTGGCGGGACGTACTGGACCTTAGCGGCAGGAACTAAAGTACCACTGTCAGGTGTTGTAACAAAGTCTTACGTTGGAACAATAGGAGAAATGGGTAACGGTGTTAAAATGGAAAAATTCCTTCTTAATGTTTCACCTTCCGATATTGAAGGTCGTTCGGTGCGTTATGCTCTTGCACAGGATATAGCAGATATGCTTGACATCAAAATTCGTAATGCAGTTTACACGGCAACAACGAATAAGATGAACGCGGGTACT